ACACCTTCATACTTAGTTCTGATAGCAACTCTAGCAGCCTCAGCAGCATCAGCGTCTGCACCAGGAATCTGTTTCATAATAACTTCATCATGTGGTGCAAACTCTTCAGCACGTTTAGCTCTACGCATCTCATGAGCAATGTCTTTAGCTTTAGTCATGTTTGTTACAATAGGCATTATGCGTACTCCCATGCGTTTCTAAAAGTTCTATCACCTGGAATATCTGTGACATCCACAATCTGATACTCCTTACCAGCAGGAACATCCTTAGCAGCAATCTGCTCAATAGTCAGACCACTGTTAGGTGCTGGTACAATTACTGCTACACCACCATCGTCCGTAGGATAAATAATTCTTTTGTCCATAATTTCCTCTTATCTAAAAAATGCCGCTTGGTTTACATCAACATCATCTAAAGCGCTACCTGTAGTAAAAGTGTTAAAATATGCTTTAGATGTAGTTGCTGGATTAGATACCACCATACGATTATAATTATTTGTCCCACCGCCTGAAGTATTGTAATTACAAGTACCTATACAAGCATAATTAGTATCTTCAAATGCGACTGTAAAATTAACTTCGTAACGACCAACAGCAATGTCAGTTACGCTTGAAATATTAAATGATCCTCTTATATCTGCAACATTATCACCATTAAAGTTAACCCAAGCCTTTGCAGAACCATTAATGACGTTAGTCACATCAGTTGACTCTGTACCGTCTCTACTCGCTATCGTGTCTAGTTTAAGTGTACTCATTTGATTTACCTGTTAACGGAAAACAGAAACGCAAACTATTTGGTTGTCTGCATCAGCTTCAGATGGGCTTGTTGTAATAAATCTACAGGCTGAACTTGTAAAAGCGGCATTAAAGTAAATCAAACCCCATGTAACAGTATGATAACCAGACGTGGCTACAACTGAATAATCAGCATCAACCATAGCGTTAGTAAAGTTAACCGTGTAATCACCAGTACTGTTATCAGTAATACTTGACACATTACCGCTTGCACGAATAGCCACAGTGCCAGTGCCATTAAAGTTCACCCAAGCCTTACATGTATAGACTTCTACGTTATTGGTGTCCTTGATTGTGTCTACCTTAATTGTACTCATGGCTTCGGATGCTCCGTCTTGACAGCCTCAATAGCGTCTTTCCAAGTAGTTGTACCGTTAACACTATCCCAATACTGCATATCTAACTGCTCTTGGATTGATGGATAAGCGTTTGCTCTTAGTTCTTGATATGCTTTTGAATCTGCTAGAGCTTGTGCTGCATCCCAGTCTACTGTAACTTCATTCCCGTCAGCATCAAAAGCAGCGTTATTATTACGGATAACTTTGACTTCTGGATAAAGTTGATAAACCGCTTCATCTATAATCATGCTGCAATCTCCTGAATAGTAATAGATGATTTGCAATCATACGAAGTATAATTGACGTATATTGTTCCAGAAGTCCAACGAGAAATAAGTGTTTTGTAAGTAATTTCTGTTCCAGCAGATTGAGAAGGACTATCTAAATATAATCTTGGAATAGTTCCGGATTGACTGCTTGTTGCTCCTGGTCCATTTCCCTGTCCTAACCAAGAATCTCCTAACGAACCGTCAACACCAATAAGTCTAGTTGTTGTCCCACCTACTGCTCTATCTATGCCTATGTTGTTACCATTTCCAGCAGATTGATATATAAGAACACAAGCAGTTATTAAAAATTTAGAATTGTCTCCTATTGAAGTTATAGTTTTAGATCCATTTGTTATGTCTGTATAAGTATATGATGTTGCTATACTTGTAGCATCGTTATAAAGATGCTGAACAGTTTGCAATACCGTACCAGCAACTGTAGCGTTACCTGACGTATCAAGTATGCTGTCAACCTTTAACGTACTCATAAGATTACCCAGTTCCCACCAGACGCTACAGTGACTGTAACACCTGAACTAATAGTTATATCCCCGATACTTGCTGCGTTCTTAGTAGCAGCTACTGTGTGATCTGCATCAATAGTCTGGTCATTCTCAAAGAACGCTGAAGTGTTGTACACCCCAGGTGTCTCAATACCAGTAGTACCATTCAGTATCATTGCCATTTATAACACCACCCATCTTGATCCACTAGGGACTGTTACTGAAACACCACTATTAACTGTTAGTGGTCCTGTTGACATTGCATTAGTATTACTTGTGATTGTGTAGTTAGTTGTAATTGTCTGACCATTCTCATAAAAGATTGCATCAGATCCACCACCACTAGCTCCACCACCGCCACCAATAGCACCCCATGCAGAACCATCGTAGCCCTCAAAGGAACTATCAGTAGTATTAAATCTTAAATAACCAGCAGCAGGTGTACCATCTCTCTGTGCTGTAGTACCGCTAGGGACTTCTGCAGAGCCTGTAGCAGACGTTTTAGTAACGTAAGTACCTAGATCACTAATCTGTGATTCTGTGATGCTGAGAGCAGCCTGATGCTGTGTAACAGAGCTTTGTGTGATGTTTGCATCTGGTACGTTAGCCCATGTAACTGCAGCAGTAAGATCATTAGTTTCTGCTGTTAAGTAACCTGCATCGTTAGTCAATGTAGATACATTGTCACCAGGTTGTACTGCACTGTTAGCTAACGTGCCTTGAGCAGCAGTAGCAAAGCCAGTAGAGTCAATACCATCTAGTAAGTCAGCATCTAATCCTGAGCCTGTGCCATCAACTGTTTGAATAGCAGTCATGATCTCAGATGCAGTTTGATCTGCTGTAGCACCTGTCTCAATACCAGCTAACTTAGTCTCTTCAGCAGTAGTATATGATGCAGTAGTTGCATCTAGCACAGCAGAGTGTGCTTGTACATCAGTACCTATAACTACACCAAGATTACTTCTTGCTGTTGTGGTACTGGTTAAATCAGATAAGTTGTTTGCTGCAATCAATACACCAGCAGCAGATACATAAGCAGCAACCCATGCTGATCCGTCATACACATTCATAACACCAGACACAGTGTTAAAGTACAACATACCAGATTGTAATGGATCACCATCGTTATCAGTTGTAGGATCGCTTGCTTTAGCTCCTAGATAACGGTCATCGAAAGAATCAAAAGCAGCTAACGTAGAATCCTTAGCAGCTTCTGTTAATGCCTGAGCAGCCTCAGCAGCAGTCTGTGCTGTTTCTGCAGCAGTCTGTGCTGTCTGTGCGTTAGTCTCTGAAGTAGCAGCATTGCTCTCTGAGATACCTGCAGCAGCCTCTGAAGCAGCAGCGTTAAGCTCTGATGCTGCAGCAGCAGTCTCTGAATTAGCAGCAGCTAACGCAGATGCAGCAGCAGCACTAGCATCAGTAGAAGCAGAACTAGCAGAACTACTTGCAGATGTTGCTGACGTTGCAGCAGAAGTGGCAGAAGAGGCAGCAGCAGTTGCAGATGCTTCAGCTTCAGCAGCCTTAGTAGACGCTACAGAAGCCTCGTTAGCTGCGTCTGTAGTAGCATCACCTGATCCCCCTGCACCTCTCCATATAGCCATGTTACTTCCTTACTTATTAGCGATATACATTGTTACTTCAAAACCAAATCGTAACTCTGTGTATTCAGGTTTAGACCACATAGTGTTTCCTTATGAAAAGCTCCCCAAGCCTTGTGAGCCTGGGGAGTTATTAACCAACTTAGAATTAAGCTGGAACAGCTAGAGCAACAGCACTGCTATCACGAAGCTCAGCTACACCGTAAAGCATATCTGATGTGAATAGCGTACCGAGGTACTCTTGCTTGTACTGGGTCTGTGAACGTACACCCATTTGCTCAGCAAGAACGAAAGCGTCTTTATGAGCAAGTAGACAGATACGGTCAGTTGCAGAGTTACCTGCAGCAGTATCAGCATTAGTTGTAACATAGACCTTAACACCGTATACGTCACCGATCTGACCATTACGGATTGTGTTTCCACCTGCAACCTCACCAGTGAAGGCTTGCTCAGTGAACCGTGCAAGACCCATCAATGTGTTACGAGTTGTTGGAGGAACAATCAAGAAACGATCTGACATAGGAACGTCATTGTCATCAAGTCTCTGGATTGATCTACGGATACCAGCATCACCCAATGCAGCAGCATTAGAAGTTGAAGAGTTGTAAACCGTAGCACCAGTAGAACCGATAAATGCGTTAGTTGATGCTGCAGCAGTAGAGTAGGCAGTACCTGTACCAACTGCTCGGCCAAGCTGAATCAAGTCAGTATCAACCTGAGTAGCAAGCGCATAACCTGCGTCGTCCGTGTAGAACTTACGCAAAGAAGCTAGGGCTTGTGTCTCTACGATATCTTCGATCAAACGTGAATACTCGTAGTGCTTGTTGATAAGAACCTGCTGCTCTGACTCAGTTGCAGCAATAAGCGTTACCTGAGAAGAAGCTGCCTTTGCAGATGCAGAACCACGAGTCGGCTTCGGAATATGAAGCGTATCGCCTTTCTTACCTTTGAAAGACATTTTAGAGAACAAGTTTGCAGCAACAAGATTAGCCTTATATGCTGCGATGATTTCGTCGGACCAAATCTCTGGGATAAATTTATCCGCAGTAGTCTTGGTCACATGGTTAGTACCTAGTGCCATTTTTTATTTCCTTTCTATTTGACACGTCCCTCTGCATATGCAGCCATAATTTCATCCTGCATAGCATAGTAACGATCTGGATCACGTAAACGTAAATTAATTATGTCTGACCTACGATAAGTCTTACGCGAACTTGGAGCAGGAGAACCAGTATCAACCGACGCAGCTTTTAAATTCTTTGTTGTTTCTTTCTTTGCTTCATTAACAAGAGCAGTATCTTGAACAGGTTGTTTCGCAGGATTAATTGTGTTCCACATAGAGAGTAACTCTTTTGCAGAATCATAATCATACTGTGAATGAGCTTCTGTAAAAAGTCTAGTTCTTACAGGAGATTGTTTAACCCATTCAAAAAATCTTTCATCTTGTGTAATTTCATCAAAGTTTGAAAACTCAGATTTTAATCGTTGTGTTACCTGCTGTTGTTTATATTCAAAAGCCTGTTGCTTTGCTTGTTGAATAGCAGGATGGTTATCTACTGTTTCATTCATTGCTCCTATAGGATCTTCGTAATACTTTTCTATAGGATCAACTTCTTCTTTAGGGTTTTGTACAGCTTTTGGTTGAGAGAGTTCTCGTTGAATAAGTTGGTCTGCTAGCTTTCTTGCTTCGCCTACCTCTTGAGCTTGTCTACCGATTAACTTTTCAGATTCTTGGTGCATCTTAATAATCTCTTCAAGAGATTTATTACGATACTTTTCTGGAATCTCAGGTTCTGGGTTGGTCTCTTGTTCAGGTTGTTCTACCTGTTCTTGAGCTTCCGTTTCCTGTTCTTGTTCTTCAATATTATCAAACTCAATATCTTCTTCAAACGGTTCTTCAAATGTAGCCATATAATCTCCTGTCACGTTTGTGATTCTAGGAATTAAAAAATATCACCAGACGCTAACCCTCTCTGCGCTTGTTGGCGATTCTTGTTGCCTCCTCGTGCTTTCTAGCCCACGCATCAGCAGCAGTTGGAAAGTCTCCCGACACTCCTTCTAATGCAATACGTGGTTTAGATATAATACGAAGTGACACACACTGACAAGTAGGACACTCAATGGTGGTTACCTCCTCGTCAATATACTTTTCTGTGGTGTGACCTTCACCACATCTAAACTCAAATATTCTTTTGCTCATTTTCTAATTGCTCCCAGGCTTCTTCAGAAAGTTGTTTGAGAGTTCTTATCCAATGTAGGACATCTAACTGTCCCTTACGAAAGTTCAACTCCTCTATGCTCTTAGTTGCTAGTAAGTTGTTTCTTTCTTCTATTATTTTTTCAATATCAGCTAGTAAGTCTATCCATCCCTTAGTAGCCATCATGTCAAATCTTGCTTCGTAATACTCTTGAAGGTCTTTATCCAATACGGAGTCCTCTATTAAGTTACTGTAATGCATAAATGAGAATGATTATCATTTACAATTAGATGCATTATACCACAAAATAACTTGTTTGTCAAGCATTATTTTGTTTTAGTTGCATCTGTTGTTGTACAATTTTTTCATTAGAATCTATCTCACGTTCTTTAAGAATCATCTCAGCAGTTTTAACTCGCTTGTCAAATTCATTCTTATCTTTAGTAGTGATGTTAGCAGTTAGGCTTCTAATTAAATCAGCTTTAACTTTATCATCAAGCAACGATGCTTCTACCATTAGCTTCTGCGCTCTAGCCTGTGCCTCCTGTGCGTCAGCAGCAGACTCCTGCGCTCTAGCATTAAGCTCGTTAGCTTGAGCTTGTACAAGAGCCATCTGTAGTTGAGCTTGTTGATTCTGCATTTCTTGTGCTTGAGGATCAGGTTGTGACATCTGATCTAGTTGAACCATTAACTCTTCTTTGTTTAACAATCCTGATGTACTTACAATACTTCTTAGTAGTATAGGTACAATAGGTGATTGTGGTCCAAGCGTCTGCATTAAACCAATCAACTGTTGTTGCTCGTACTCTCTTGCAATAGCACCAATACTTGACATTGTTGTAAACTTAAAGTCACGCATTGGATAACGATCAGGATCAAACTGCATATACCGATACGCAACCTTTTTTACCATCGGGATAATGAAGTCATCCTGAAACGATGCCATCGCTACTTTATTCTTTTTAACGATAGCTGACATGGCTAATGACATACCCATACCGTTGTTCTGTCCTGCAGTAGATGCTGCACTCTTGACCAACTCTGCCGAGTCTAGTGTGCCTGTAGCTTGCAGCAGCATCGCCTCAAATCCTTTTGCTGTTTCATAGTTCGAGGCATCAGTTGACCCAAACTTGAACGGTTGCAGGATCTCAGCAGGATTTCCATTAGTCAGGATGTTTTTACCAGGTCTGACTTCAAACTTCATACCTCTCGGTAAT